CTTAGAGTAACAGCACCCTTAACAGACTCAGGCATACTATTGGCCAAATGCAGGCTATAGATACCACCTAGACTATGCGCAACAAACACCAGATCCTTATGACCCTGTAGTGTTGACTGCATGTCTGCTAGATTGTTTTCAAACCCATTGCGACTGTCGTAATTGATATCGATACCGTTGCCTAATTTGCTACGGATATAATTAAAACTTTCGCTGGTGGCATTGGCACCGTGTATATAAACCAAGTTCATAGTGTATATATCTTTTGCGGTGTAACAATTTATTTTGCCAACATTAAATCTCTAGCTTCTTTATGCATTCCGCAACGAGCTAAATGAGAAGCTGCTTTGGCTCTGCCAAGGCTTTCAAAAATTTCGTATAGTGCGTTTAAAAAACGTTTCATAGATAAGATTCCTTTTGAGAATTGAATTGTCGGATATAGGTTTCCAACTGAGCGGCATCGGTAATGCCTTTGGTGCTTAGATACGCATCTAAGCGGGTTTGATACGAACTACCTGGGAACATCTCCGATAAGCGTTCCATAATAGCCAGCATCCTGTTTGATAAAAATTTCATTGTGTTCCCTGTGTGTTAGTGTAGACTCAGTATTTCTACTGAGTATTTAGTCTACTTATGTGCAACCGCACAATTTCTGCTGAATAATATCATTTTAACAATCTTGGGTTTAGGTTAAATATAATATCAACGGAACCACTCATGAAACTTAGAACTCGTTCAATACTGCAAGAGCTGAATGAAATAGCCGAAGTACGCAACAAGGATGCGCTGTTTGAAAGCAGAGCCACTAATATCATCAATTCAGCCATAAATCTACTGGAAAGCCTGCACAAGCAGTATACGCCAGAACAGGCAGATGAGCTTGAGCGCAGATTTGTAAATGCTATCCGCGGGCAAGATCCTGCTAAATTCACACGCGGTATCCGTAAAATAACAGAATCTCGTAAATCTCAGAGAATTATCAACGATGAATAAACTATTTGAAGGTGGCAACGTATTCAAAGATGCCGACAAACAATCACTGACCCAGCGTATCGCTACCAAAGATGTGCCTGCTACCATAGACTATATAGAAAAGATCACTGGATTAGACTTCACCAAAGAACTAGATCCAGATGACAAAAAACCTGTAAAATGGCTGGGAACCACAGGACGCAAAGAAGATCCAGACGGTACATTCGAGCTGAACAGTTCGGGTGATCTGGATCTGTCAGTGGATGCCAATGAAGTAGACAAGAAAGAATTCGCAGCTAAATTGATAGCACAGTTCGGCAAAGAAAATGTCAAACTCAGCGGAGACAGTGTGCATTTAAAAACTCCTATCGCAGGGGATCAAGTCAACGGCTTCGTGCAGTCAGACTTTATGTTTTCAGTAAATCCCAAGTTTCAACAGGGATCGTTGATAGGCGGTCGCGGGCAGTATAAGGGTGAGCATCGCCATATCGTGTTGAGTTCTATCGCCCGAGCCAGAGATCTAAAATACTCACCTAAGTTTGGTCTTTTACACGCAGACACCAACGAACCTCTGCCAGGCGGAGACGATTGGAATACCATAGCCAAACAGTTGCTGGGACAGACAGCCACAGTTAAAGATATACGCAGTGTAGACAACATTCTAGACTACATAATCAAACTACCCAACTACGATGAACTGGTCTCGGGTGCAAGAGAAACCTTGGGCAAACAGGGCATTGAGCTACCTGCCAAAGCCGCGGTAGAAAGCTATCAACCAGGAACAATTGGTTGGATGCGCAGAATGATTGACATAGTACGATGAGATTCTGGGAACTTTTATTAGAAGATGAAGCACCTGCTCCTAAAAAGGTGGGCAGAGAATTCAACCACCTAGAGGATCTAGTGTTCACTGAATCCGATGGCGCAGTCAAGGCCATACAGATACTGAAAGATCTAGCCAAACCTGAAACCAGCATCACTATCAAATGGGATGGTAATCCCACAGTGTATTGGGGTCGAGAAGACAATGGTGAATTTAGATTGGTAGGTAAAAACAATTGGGGTCGTGAAGAAGGCAAATCATCTAGTCCAGAAGAACTCAAACAGTTTATCATGAGTCGTGGCAAGGATGAAGAATGGCGTCCCAAGTTTGCCGGCGATATGGCCGCACTGTGGCCCATATTTGAAGCAGCTACTCCTGCAGATTTTCGTGGCTACGTCTACGGAGACATCCTGTTCCATCCAGGCAAGTCCTACACAGGTGCAGATGGCCGTATTTCGTTTACTCCCAATCAAACCACTTATTCAGTGATGGTGAACAGTGTCACAGGTAGAGCACTGGCAGATGCTAAGGTAGCTGTGGCAGCTCACAAGGTATTCAGTTATTTCGGAGACAAGAGTGGTGAAGACTTCGATGATGCAGAACTGTTTAATAACACTCCTGCACTGCAGGTGTTTGGACTCACAGCAGTCAGCCATAGACCAGCTGTGGGTGCAGCTAATCTAGCCAAGATAGAAGCTTTGACCAAGAACCAACCAAAGATCAACAGCCTTCTAGCTCCTGTGGCAGGCATGGGCTATCTACAGTCAGAGATCTACACTTTCGTTAATACTCAGAGCAAGGCTAAACAGTTAGACAACATCAACACAGAAGCGTTCATGAACTTTGTGGGGAAAACTCCTGCTAAAGCTCAGAAGATCGCAGCACACAGTGAACGGCACCCCGGAGTCATGGATCTGCTATTTGAGCTGGTAAGAGAAATCATGTCAGCCAAAGATGAAGTGATCCGTGAGCTGGACGCAGCCGAAGGTGAAATCACAGCCACAACAGGCGGCAAGCCAGGCGGCGAAGGCTATGTGGCAGGTGGTTCAAAACTAGTGCCTAGAGATCGTTGGACTCCGTTTAGAGCCGATTAACCACGGTTTTAACCAAAATGACTAAATACTAGACAAGAATCAGGTGATTCTTTATTATTGCCGGCCTCTGAGCGAGGTCATTGATTAAGGAGAAATTATCATGGCAGACGTATATTCAAGAGAAGAAACATTCAACAACGCTGGTACAGCAATTGCTGGTGGTGTTTTAGGTGTGAACGCACGTAAACACAGAATCAGCCAATCTGATGCAGGTCGTGAGCTGATTGTTAAAATTTCAGCAGACGCAGGAATTTTGGACACTGAGCTAACCGCAGCTATCAGCGAAATCACAAGAAGCCAAGGTTCAGCAGGTTCAGGTGACTCTGCATTCACAGTAGCAGCAGTAGGAACAGCTGCAGGCGCAGCATTCGTAGCAGGTACAACACAGGTTGTATTCCTACGTTGCCAAGGAACTGGCTCTCTAACAGTTGCTGATATCAAGGCAGCAGCCGAAGCTGCAGATGCTAACGGTACCACTTTCACAGTGACTACTGAAGCAATCTTTGCACCAGCACTGTAATTAGTTAATTCTCAGGGATGGGAAGCATTAAAGGACCGAAAGGTCCTTTTTTGTTGGCTGGAGATTTATAATGTAAATACTAGCATATTATGGCTAGATATCAAATCATCACAGTGGTCGACATCACTCGAACCAATCCGGTGCGAGATGAAACTGATCGAGTCAAGCTAGGTCAACAGGCCAATTTCAACAGCCTTGTGCAGGCCATAGGCATGCGCTCTAATGTCACTTGGATCCGAGACCCCGAGTCGCACACAGGCAGACTGCCCATAGGTACAGGCAAGGCCACACACTGGATCTGGGAGTTTGATGCAGAACGTGAAGACGTGTTTCTGAAGCAAGGTGATGCTGTGGCACTGTTGGTCGATGACCTGGATGGTGTGCCCATAGTTGACCGACTAAATAACACAGTGGAACTGACTCCTGCGGTGTTTAGAAGCCGAGGCGATAACACCAACATTTGGTGTAGTAAAATCAGTCAGTGACGATAAATAATATACCAAAGGCACAGTAGTAACCATTAGGCATTCAATCATATCATAGGCACATGGCTCGGAGCGAGCACTTGACTTATTACATTGGAGACGGCCCTAATGCCTACAGTAGCAGAACGTGTTGGAATAGTAGAAACGCAGGTTGCAAATCTTGACGAAAAACTAGATGAACTAAAAGTTGATGTCAAAGATCTCCACGATTGCCTGGATAAAACCCGCGATGGACTCACTGAGAAATTGAATCACATGTACGACGCCTCCTGCACACAGCATGCAGAACTAGGCAAAAAACTCAACGAACTAGAACAAAGCAAGAACAAGATGATGATGTACGGTATGGTAGGCATGGCATTTGTGGCTGGACTAGGTTGGACCGGACAGCTGAATCTACAGACCATATTCAAGTTCTTTGGAGCATGAAATAACAGCACTTAAATAAAGGACCAGAGGTCCTTTTTTTATGACAAGAATAAGCCAGCGGCTAGAACACATAGTCCGCAAAGAGCTGCTGCAAAATCCCATACCAGTTCGAACCGCGGAAGGTATTCTCGTAGGCGATGTGCTGATTCAGAGCCAGGATCATATTAAAAATCTCGTGCGCAATGGAGAGATTGTTTACAGAGAAATACATCTCAACGCAGTGGCCATTCGCATAGCAAATCTCATGTGCCTGCGTCAACATTCTTTGATTATAGATCGTATCTACACCGCAGACCAGGACTATGGTCGTTGGTTCGCAGACAGTCAACTGCTGCGCAGCCAGTATCAAAAGGCCAAAGACTCAGGGGATCATGACCGTGCAGACATACTGTG